ATAAGGAGAAATAATAGATGTCAAATTACGAAGCAACAAGATACGATTTCGACGGAGCAAACCTTACAGGTATCGAAGGAATTCCTACAGCAACTATTGTGCCATGGTCTTCTTCTTCAGTGCCATCAGGTTTCTTAGAGTGTAACGGAGCAGCTGTTTCAAGATCAACTTACTCTGCATTATTTGCAATCGTAGGTACGACTTATGGCGCTGGTGATGGTGCATCTACTTTTAACTTACCTGATTTGCAAGACAACGTTGCGATGGGTAAATCTGGAACTAAAGCTTTAGCATCGACTGGAGGAGCAAACACAGTTGCGGCTTCAGGAACTGTTGGAGGAACAACGGCAAATGCAACTTTGTCAACAGCTCAACTTGCATCACACTCTCACACAGGTGGTGGTGGTGGAGGTCAAGCTGTATCAGTAGCACCTGAAGCAAGTGCTCTTAGTTCTAATCCAAGCACAGGTAACACAGGTTCTGGTACAGGTCACCAACACAATATGAGTGCAACTTTTACAGGTAGTGCGACTTCGGTTGTTCAACCTTATTTAACAATTATTTATATTATTAAGACGTAGGAGAAATTATGGCAACTAACGCAACATGGACAGTAGTATTTGAAGACAAACTTGTTATTAAACAAAGTGGTGACGGTGCTGGTAATGCGTATACTATTGATGACAATGATTTTTGGGGATTAGCTAAATGGAATAATATTTGGGCTATTCAATATGGAACAAGTAATCCAAGTGACACTGTAGAATATAGAGACACTACTCCTCACTCTTCTTGGGAAGACGCAAACCTAGGTGATTTTCAAGATTTTATTACTAGATGGGACTCAGCTCATTTAGCAGCATTACAATCTAATTGGGATTCTGATAATGTTGAAGGGGAATCTGAATCAGATAAAATTGCTAGATTAGGTGCAAGACCTACATCATACTCATCGTAATAACATCCAAGAAGTAAGTATGTATTTTTCTCCTGACAAAGGAGGATTACCTCTATGAACATAAGGAAATCCAGCAGGCCAAATAACTATTCTACCTTTTTTAGGTTTTATTCTCTTTGAAAAATGTAAAAATTCTGTTTCTCCACCTTCTTCTACGTCATTTAAGTATATTGTGAAAACAAAAGCTCTCCTTTCATTTTCAGTTCCTTTTCCATGTTCAACGTGCCAAATATGATATCCCTCAGTAGGTAAAGTTTTTTGTATTTTTAAATCTGTAAAATGAAAAGGAACACCGTAAGCATCATCAGCTCCAATATTTTTAACATAATGATTCCAAGCCAAATCAAAATTTATCATCATGGTTTTTAAAGTTTCCCACCACACGTCTATATTGTTACCTGTTGCGAAATACTGTTGATCTTGTTTTTGTAATATAGAGGACTTTTCAGATTGAATTCTGTTTATTGTTTTTCTAAATTTATCTTGATCTTCATATAATTTTATTGCTTTATTACATTCTTCGTCAATAATGTAGTTATCATACACGCCAATAAAGTTAGTGATATTTACTGTTTTTTCCATTATAATCTGTCTTTCATATTTTAAATAAGTGTAATATAAGATATTATATGCTACAAAAATTAAAATTCAAGGCAGGTTTTAACAAGCAAGATACAGAATCAGGGGCCGAAGGTCAGTGGACTGATGGTGATTTTGTTAGGTTTAGATATGGATTACCTGAAAAAATAGGTGGTTGGTTACAATTAACAGCTGCTAATAAAACATTACCTGGAGCTGCAAGAGCTCAAGTTGCATTTACAAGTTTTGCAGGGGAAAAATATTCTGCAATAGGAACGTCTCAAGGTTTATTTCTATACTATGGTAATGACTTTTATGACATTACTCCTTTAGATACAGCAATTACTGGAGGAACATTAACAACTGTAAATGGATCTAGAACAGTGACTATTAATAAAGGTTCACATGGTTTAGAAGTTGGAAGATATGTAACTCTTTCATCTGTTTCAGTTACAGGTGCATCTGATTTTACATCAGGTGAATTAGAGCAACCATATGAAATATTAACTGTACCTGATATAGATAAATTTACAATACAAGCTTCACGTGCTGAAGGAGGAACTGGTATGACTGCAGCAGGATCTGTAACTGTTAATCCATATGTTGAAGTCGGACCAACAACACAAACGACAGGGTTTGGTTGGAGTACATCTACGTGGGGAGCATCGACTTGGGGAACAGCAAGAGCTACCAGTGACGTGACCCTAGATCCAGGAAACTGGAGTCTTGATAACTTTGGTCAAGTATTAGTTGCAACTATATTTAATGGTAAAACATTTACATGGAATGCAGGTGCATCAAATCCAAGAGCTCAACGAGCATCGTTAACTACATCTGGTTTTGCAACCGGTAACAATCCTACAGCCAGCAGATTTACATTAGTCTCCGATCGAGATAGACACTTATTTCATTTTGGAACTGAAACAACAATTGGTGATACGACAACACAAGATCCGATGTTTGTAAGATTTTCTAATCAAGAAGATTTAAATACATACACACCAACGGCCACCAACACTGCCGGTACATTTAGATTAGATACAGGTAATGAAATACGAGCAGCACTTCAAGGTAAAGATTATGTTTTTGTTATAACTGATCTTGCTGCATATGTTATTCAATTTGTTGGTCCACCTTTTACTTTTAGTGTCAGACAGGTTGGTACAAACTGTGGATGCATCGGACAACACGCAGCGACGTTTGTTAATGGTATTGTATTTTGGATGGGATCTCAAGGTGGATTTTTTGCGTTTGATGGTACAGTAAAATCATTACCATCGCTTGTAGAAGATTTTGTATTTAGCACAGACGGAGATAATCTTGGACTAAATTTTGATTCTAGAGATGTTATCTTTGCAGGTGCAAATAATTTATATACAGAAGTAAATTGGTTTTATCCAAAAGATGGATCAGACCAAATTGATAGATGTGTGACGTATAATTATTCTGAAAATGTTTGGACAACTTCATCATTAGATAGAACTACATATCAAGATCAAAGTGTATTTGATCATCCATATGCTACAGATTATGACGACACACTAACACCAGTCTTTCCTGACATATTAGGAATTACAAATAAATATGGTGCAAGTATTTATTACGAACATGAACAGGGAGTTGATCAAGTCAATAGTACAGCAACCACAGCTATTCCTGCGTTTATAAGATCGGGAGATTGGGATATCACATCTAGACGAAGCGCCTTGGGTCAAGCAACAGGAGTTGCAGATTACAGAGGAGATGGTGAATTCTTTATGGCTGTTAGACGATTTATACCTGATTTCAAATATCAACAAGGTAATGCCAAAGTAACTTTATTGGTTAGTGCATATCCAGACGATGTGGCTGTCAGCTCACCTCTTGGACCCTTTACAGTTACGTCAACAACTGATAAGGTAGATACTCGAGCCAGAGGAAGACTTGTATCTGTCAAGATAGAAAACGATGGTACAGGAGAAACTTGGAGATATGGCACACTAAGATTAGACGCACAACCAGATGGTAGAAGATAATGGAATATTTTTTTAATGTAAATACAGGTAGAGTAGAACAAGTACCCGTAGAGCAAAATTTTTATCCAGGAACTAATATTCCAATTCAATCCTTGGCAACAATAAATGCTGCAAATCAGTTTCCTATTTTGCCTGGTAGTTCAACTCTTCCTTTAAACGCATTTAAAAATACTGTGGCACCCATGAGTGTTAACACAGGTATAACTGCATCATCTGCAGCAGTTCCTTTTGAGAAAGATCCCATAGCAATTGCACAAGGCTTTACTCGAAACACACCGAGTGATATAGGAACAAACTTTCAATTTCTTCCATCAGCTAATGAGGATGAAACTGATGAAGTAGAAGAAACCCAGTCAGGTATCGCCAAACTATTTCAATTCTTACAAAAATTCTCACCATCCGGTCTTGCAACAAGAGGTCTTGATGCTTTAGGATCTGTATTGGATTTTAGTGACTCTCCTAATTATAGACCTGCAACGATAGGTGTTTATGGATATACTCCACAAGAATTAGATAGAATGAATGCATTAGGTGGATATTACTCAGAGCCTATGAGGGCATATAGAAGAAATGTTAATAGAATATCAAATTTAATGAGAAGAGCCGCTGCAGATAAATCTTATAGTCAGAAAAATTTAGACAAACTTATGACTCAAGTTGGTATGGGAGACGTAGATACGGGAGCTATGATCGATAGTATAAAAGCATCTTCTGAAACAGGTTATGGAATAGGAGATGTAGGTCAAGCAGCTACACCGGGTAGAGACTATAGTTCATCACCTGGAGCAATGGCTGGTGATATGGAATATGGAGAAGAGTAATGGCTAAAGTAACAAACTATATACCTGAACCAAAACAAGAATACGATGTAGAAAATCAAAGACAGATATTAGAGTCTTTGACTACACTACAGAATCAATTAAATTTTTCTTTTCAACAAGACTTGAAAAATGAACAGGACGCGTTTAATTACTTTTTATCATGAGTATAAATTATAAAAATGCTAGTGTCATATTGACTAACACAAATATGACTACGATTTTAAATATAGCAACTACTGCAGTGGCTATCGTAAAATCAGTGTATATATCTAACAACAGCACAGGAGCTGTAACTGTAAATTGTGATCTTAGAGATAGTTCTGCAAGCACGGACGTAGAATTTTTTAGAAAGGATATACCAGCAACCAGCACTATTAATGCAACAGAACAGGGCTTGAATTTAGAAGAAGGAGATGCTATAAAAGCTCAAGCAGAAACTGCAAACAAACTAGAAGTAG